GAAAAAGATACAGTTTGTTGATCTTCCACAGCAGAAGAAGTATCTTCTCCTTCTACTGTTGGGGATGCTCCACTATTCAAAAGCAAAGATATTGCATCAGCATCTGACATATAACCAAACGAATTTGATGGTTTTGGGATCAACGAATCCCACAAATTAATAAAATGAGAATAATTATCATTTCCTATTATAAATTTAACCTGCAAATCAGTAAATGATTTTCTGAATGGAATTTTTCTTATTATGGACCATATTGAATGTTCTATAGATTCATAACCCAATCCTGGGAGAATTATTTCATATGGATATAGAAAAACATTCATAGGACTAAAGAAAAATCTATATCTATTTGTCTGTTGTATGCCAGATCGAAGTATATTCTGTCTGGCATTATTCATATCAGTTGATATTAGCATTAAATAATTCTTTCTCTGTTAAGATTACAAATTCCCAGTCATGTTTTTCGCAAAATTCTTTTGCTGCCTTCCATTTAGCAGTATTTATAGAATAAGTTAATGCTTCGGTTAGCATTGCCCTTTTTGATTTTTTCTTTTTTGGTTCTTGTGTTTGTTTATATGGTTTTATTTCTATTATCGATGTTTTAACAAGACCCTTTGTTGTTTTCTTTTCAATTATGAAATCTGGATAATAAATATGAATATCATTATCTTTTGGTGACAGATATGGGATCTTAAGAGTCTCAAACGACCATCGCAATATATTTGGATTATTATCTAAAAATTTGCAAAATTTTCTTTCCCATAGAGATCTACATAATATCTTTGTTGGATCTCCTATATATTTTGTAGGATTAGTAGGAAAATATTTGGTCTTATACGGCATAATAATATTTATAAAGGATAGTCAAATTAATGTCATTAAGTAGCATACCATTGCCAAATCTGCCAGGTTACGGAGAAGGTTCTCAATCTTTGGTGTTTCCAGCATCATCTATTCGATCCGAAATACCTATTTTTTTGAAATTCACATGCGTTGAATATGGACAAAATTCATTACAACGAGCAGGAGGAATAATTAATAGTGGTGGAGTCGGTAATGTTAAAGCATATATTGCTGTTCCATTTCCTTCTAAATTTACAACTCAGACTATTATGAGATATGGTCAAGAAGAAAATCCATCAATTATTGGGGCAAACACACAAGCACTAGAACAAGCAACTAAATCCTTTGCAGAAGCAGCAGCAAAAAAGGCAGCAGGATTTTTTGCTGGAAGTAAAGGATTAGCAATTGCTGGAAGAGCAGCAGGTGCTGCTGGCAAAGCTGTTGGATCATTTGGATCTCTATTGGATAGTGATTTCACAGAAACAATTTTAAAATCAGGATCTAAAAGAGTTTTTCAAGTGCAATTGTATCTTCCATGCCTAAATGATGCTGATTCTAACGCAGCAGCAAATATAACAAGGGCATTTGAAGCACTTGCCCTTCCATCATACGTTGGTATAAATGTTGGAGTTGCTGGAATTGATTTATTCTTCCACCCACCGATGTGGTTTATAAGTGCTGGAAGGTTAGATAGCATCCAAAACGATTTTAGATGGACAAGTCAACCACAGGCATCGGTATTAACAAATGTTGCTGTTAATAGAATAGCAATAGATGCTCCTGCACTTACAGCACTTAATACTGGTTCTCCATTAGCATACAGTGTGACTTTAAACTTTCAAGAAATAGAGGCATCTGTTAGACCAGTTGGCAAAGGATTCACTATTCTTAATAGATCAGCAGCAGGATTGAGTAACACTGGATCTGTTGGTTCATTCCTTGGGGGATAAATGCTTTTTAAAAAATATCCAAAAATAACATATCAAATAGGTTCACGAAAAGTAGAACTATGTGATATTTTGACTAGAGTTACATTTTTGCAAAATTATAGTTCAGAAAAAGCATTTGATGAATACTATATCCAAAGTGGAGAAACCCCAGAGGATGTATCATTTAAGATATATGCATCCGAAGCATATAGTTGGATTGTTCTAATGGTAAATAATATAATATCAGAAGATCAATGGTATTCTGGTGATGAAAAACTAACAAATATTATTGCTACTAATTATTACGGTGAATCTTATTATATTACTAATTTACCAGATTTAATGACAGGAGATGTTATGGTCAAAGTCNCAACATCTTCTCTGGGAGAACCGTTGGCAATCGATGAAACAACATACAGAATTATTCATAATTTTGATAAAAATTATAGAATGGTATGGGGCAGTTATGGAAGTGGTCTATTTTCGCAAGGTGACGAAATTTTGTTTGCCAGAAAAAATAATCAGACGGGATCTTTAGATATCTTAAATTTTATTAGTAGTGATATCACTGCATCACCTATTAAAGTAACAGAAATAAAATTAATAGAACAAAGAAAAGATAGTCCAATCTATTTTAAAAATAACAATAATGTAGTTATTTCTCCATATTCAATATATCAGAATAGCATACTTCAACGAGAATCAGTGCCTTCTGATGTAATCTATACAGATCCAGCAGATACAGAAACAACAGAAAACTTTGGATTGACTTTGCTCTATTCCTATATGACAACTGGTTCACTTCCAACTGGACTACAGAAATATACATTTGAAAACCAAGAGATAAATAATTACAAGAAAAATGAAAAAATTAAGGTATTGAAACCAGAATACTTGCAAACAACAGTGGATACAATTAAAAATCTACTAACAAGTAATGAAATAGGAAAAAGAATTATAATTGGATTCTAATATGAATAATGAATTGTATTCACAGATAGCAAATAAAAATATACCATCCGAGTCTGATGGGCAAATAAGTAAAAGTATTCTAGAAACAAAACTTCAAAAATTATCAATTTCAAAGAAAAAAGAAAATGATGATGGAAGTAATTCAACGGAATCATTTGATATAATTCCATGGACATCTGATAATTTTTCATCGAATCCATTCATAAGTTTAACTTTCAATGAATCTATGTTCAGTCCATTTATGTTTGGTACTCTTTTTTTATATGATTATTTAAATTGGGGAGATGAATTTATATTAAATGGAACTGAAAAGATAGAAATAGGTTGTCAGGAACCAATAGTTGGATCAGAAACAGAATCACAATGTGTTATCTATTCATTTAATGTATTTAACATAACAAAGATAACTGATGAAGCAAAAATTGATATACGGCACTCTAAAGTAGAACCAGCATCTATATGGAAAATTGATTTCACTTCAGAAGATATATTTAAATCAAATTTTAATAAAACATATCTTGAAACATTAGATGATTTCGTTGGTTATATTGCAGCAGATCCGCAAACAACTAATCAACAGAATACTGATACACCAAAGGGATTGGTAAATGAAATTTTCACTAAATTTAATTTAACTCCCTCTCATATAGAACCAACCCAAAATGGAATTTGGTTAAAATATGATAATTTATCTTGGCCTTGGATGAAAAGAAAAGGTCAAATGAAATTAATTCAATTGATGAATTATATTTCATCATATGCCGTATCAAAAAATAATCCAAATGCAGTAAATTATTTATTCTGGCACGATAGGGATGGATGGCATTTTGAAAGTATTGAAAAACTATTAAAGGATCAACCAGAATCAGTAGATGGTTTTTTGGTCACATATCAAACATATAATCCAAATAGAATATATGAAATACAAGTAGAAAAACAATTTACAGTTCCAGAACTATATGATAATGGATCTCTATTTTCACATTATACTAGAGTGGATCCAGACTATAGCAACCCATACTTGGATTTTGTTGATACTAATTACGGATTTACATACTCAGAGGTAATCTACGATTACAATAAAGATTATAATTCATGGAAACACTTAGATAAAAATAAGATTATATCTGAAAATTTTGATCTTGGAATCACAAATGAAATTGGTCTATTGAAGCAATCATCAAAAGTAGATGATCTAGTATACGGTTACATGAGTCAGAATCCTCTGAATACACCATTTCCTCAATCTTGGGATAATATTGGTAAAACATTATCTGGACCGTGGAGTAAAACTGCTTGGCAACCTCAATATGATTTAACAAATCTGAAATTAAGTGAATTTTATAAAATTCACACCAAAATTAGAAAAACACTAAAATCCAAAAGAGAAGAGTATAATAGAAAAAAGAATATAAAAAGAAAATGGGAAACTTTTAGATGTTCAGTGTGTTGTCATGAAGATGGTGCTCTTGGATCTACTGCCGATATAGAATTATTAAATAATCCTGGTCCAATCGACGGAATTACTTATGCTCAATTATTTGGACCAACAGGAGTGTTTGCTGAATTTGACCAGGAATATAAAGTAGTTGCTGCTGGATCATTTAGTGATCAAATAAATTATGATTCTGGAATTACATTCTATAATGGATTAACACTTTCATATAATTTAAATGAATATCCATACAATCAAAAAATAGGTGAATTTTACAATCTTAAGCAAGACATGACATCATATGTTAATGGTGTGATCGACAGAGCAATAAATCAATATAATATATTATTAAGTAGAATACAGACCAGAAAAGGCGATTTAAATACATTTTTATCTAAAGTTGGTCAATATAAAACAAAAGCAGATGCTATATTTCTGTCATCATTAAAAGATAAAGTATCTAAAACAAAACGACCAATAGATTTGATTCAAGGATACCGTTATATTGGAGATGAGATACCTGGAGATGTGTTACTTGAATGGCCTATACACGAATATGAATTCGGATTAGTTCCATCAACATCAATTCCAATCAATAAAGGTGTAGGTCAAGTAAAATTTAGCAATAGTGCATCATCTCAGTCATTTAATGGTCCAAATGACAGTGGTAATGATATTACATTCAGAGGAATACAATGTCCATCTGGAAAAGGTGGATGGATATGTTCTCCTGCTGGTGGGGATGTTTGTATAGATGTTGGTGGTTGCGATGGTTATGCAACACAGTTTCAATGCAATTTATCTTGTTTTTCTTCTCCACCGCCTCCATCAGAACCATTATATTCATGTAGCAATGGTTCTTGCATAGAATCTGCATTTGGAACAAATTTAGAAACATGTAATTCAACTTGCGGAAATCAAACATCACCTCCATGGGAACCATTTCCACAAACTTTATATGTTTGTGATTTTTTAACAAATAATTGTGTTCCAAGTAATATTTCAGGTGTTGGAAGTTTATTAGAAAATTGCCAAGCACAATGCAGTTCTAACGGAGCCCCAGGAGGAGCATCTAATGGTGATTGTGCTAGTGGTGGAGTAAATTGTACTGGATATTCATGTTATTATGGATCATGTCTTCCAATAACATGTCAACCAGGCATTGATTGCATATCATATGATGAATGTCTTTCTATTTGCGGTGATGGATTTGGTGGTGGTGGAGGTGGCGGTGGAGGTGGAGGCGGAGGTGGCGGTGGACCACCAGGACCACCAGGACCACCAGGACCACCAGGACCACCAGGACCACCAGGACCAATTGGACCGACAGGACCAACGGGACCAACGGGAGCAACGGGAGCAACGGGAGCAACGGGAGCAACTGGACCAACAGGACCATCTGCACTTCCAACAGAAGAAGATATTGTTACTGTACAAATACCAACAGAATGCTCTAACGATAAGGTCATCAGAGGATATATTCGTTATGCTACAGATCAATCTGCTTCTCAGTTTTCTCCAATATATCTTTATGCTGCTCCATATTTGTGGTCGCAAGATTCATCATTAAATGATTGGTCTTATATTGACTATGGCACTGATGCATCATTGATACCAGGAATAGTTGATATAAGCATAAGAGATAAAACTATAAGTTGTCTACAGAGTGGAAATTGTTATAACACTACATGTTTAAGTTCAAATGCTCTTGAAGTTCTAGCAAGAACATGTGCTGCAGAAATACAATTGCTGAATATAGAAGAGCAAATAATTCAACAATTGAAAAGTATGATTCAAATTCACTATAGACAAAAATGGATATCATCATATAACGAATATTTCAATAGAAAAGCATTTTTCTTCTCAAAGACACCAGGAGATACTATATTTAAGAATCCAAACACAGAAGATGGATTAACGAGCAAAAAACATTTATCCTTAACAAATATAAAAAGCATAAAAAGAAAAGATATCAGAGGAAGTAGATATGAATTACTCTCAAGATATAAAGGAATAACAGGAGCATCTGCGGGTGAGTGGGTATATAATATTTTCTTCGGTGGTCAAACAGGAGCAGAAGGACATCCTTATTATGATCAAAAATATAAACAAGATGAGAATTCTCAGTTTATCACATCAAGAGAACCTTATTCATGGTATTCAGTAGAAGATTCGGATGCTACTGACTCACCAACATTTACACTGGGATCATCAAGTAGACAGTTTACTGGATCATATGGNCCTCAATATAAAGGAAATGAACATGTAGAAGTTTCATTGCTACATATACCTTCAGCAGATTTTGCAAACATTACAAAAGTTTCAAATTTCTCAAATCCAAATGGAGGAGCACCAATTGCACAAACTATTGCACAATTTGCTCAAGGTGATATTGTTAGTCTGCAAAACATATCTACTAATTTAAATCTACGAGATACTTTTAATTTTTATGGAATGACTGCTGGTTCAAAACCACCAAATATTAAAAAGGAAGAAATAAGTTCTTATTTTAGAATTGAATTTTCAAATCCAATTGGTTTAGATAGAATGAAAGAATTTCCAGATGGATTTGTAAGAGATGCTGGAACAGAATACTTTTTACCATATATTGTAAATCTCACACCAGGTCCATTTGGAAGACAATCCGTTAAATATAATGCAGCAGTAATAGGAATGGATCCATATGGATTTGATGTTGCTGTTAAGAAAATAAAAGAAGAAATTCCAGAAAATAGAAAGTTAGCAGGAATAGATCGTGGAAACTATTATTCTTGGTGGAATCACGATACTGGTAATGTTCTATCCAAAACAAAATACTTAAGTACAGATTACAATGGAATGGATCTCTGGCCAGAACCAATATTCGAAACAGCATATCCATATTATGCATATGATCACACAATGGACGATATGCATGGTGGTAATAGGGATATGGATTTCCATAATGGAGGTGCATTCAACTTTGAGCATAAATCTCAAGATTGGATGGAATCACTATTTGACTATGGAATGAGTTCTGGAAAGCAATTTGATCCAATGTACAGATCATCTGCTGCTGGATCTTATATTTTGCCAAATAGTTATAGAAAAATGAAACCACATAGATCTTGGTGGTCTATATTTGTTCCAAGAAATCTCTTTGTGCCATTTAGATTCTCAAATATGATGAAATCATTGGCAATGAAATCAAGAGATTTGTTTGGAGGTAAAGCAATATTTAATGCAAATCCACAATATTGGAAATCTTGGTATGGTAGTGAATTTGCAGATTGGATTTCGGTTAATACAGAAACTCAAGATTTTAGAACACTATTGGAAGAGAGTGATTTATCATTCTTTATACAAGATCTAGATCCTGGGACTTTTATGAATCCGCACTCTGATGCAAACACTGTTCCAGATGGAATAAAACAATATTTTAATGACTCTTTGATGCAGTATATGCTAGGTTCAGCATTGCTATATCGTCCAGGAATTGTTGCTACAGAGTTATGGAAATATGACTTGAGTGGCGAAACCGAATATGGCATTATTACACCACCAACAGATTCAGAATATGATTTCTTTGATCGAAACTTCTCTATTCAGTTTACTGTTCATGCAAGAGGATCTAGAAATTGCAAAGATCTTGGTTATAAATGTATAAATCCAAATGGACCAGTTTCTTCTGCATCTGGTTGTACTTACGATCCCTATTGTAATTGTCCAGCACTAAATAAAATACCAAAAGAACCAGAACCAACTTACTTGGAATTATATAGATTAGAGAAGAGTATATCAGAATGTACTTTAATAGAAGAACATCTAGGAAAGGATTGGTTAGGTTGTGAATGGTCAGATCCAGAATCTACTTGTAGTTGCAATTGCCCAGAACAGGGAGATAAGTTCTCTGACTATCTTGCATATACTAGAACATATGCAACATTCTGGGAAACTGATCATAAAGTTCCATTACTAAGACAAGCACAATTAGGTCTTATTGATTCCCAAAAGATGAAAATAACAGTAGGTTACAACGATAAGGTAAAAATTGGAGTTCCCATTGAAGTTTTCGTAGAAAATGTCCCAGATTTAAAAAATAAATTTAAAAACATATCAGGTAAATGGTTAATTACTGGAATTCAACATAAATTCCCAACAATAAGAAATTATGTCACTGTACTTGATCTAGCAAGAGATTCCATCTCGTATGATATTAATGAGATATCTTCACCAGAATCAATTTCCGACAATCAAACATACGATATTATTTGATAAATATTATCATGCTTAAAAAGAACTTAACATTTTCTGATTTACCTTTCTTCGTAAGTAGAAATCAATTTAATGGAGATATGAATCTAATTAAAGATACAACTGCCATTAAACAAGCATTGAAGAATATAATATTGACTATTAGAAGAGAAAAACCATTTAATAGACTATTTGGTGGTAATCCAAGAGAATTTTTGTTCGACCACATGAATCAATTAATGGTAATGGAGTGTAAAAATTTAATAGCAAATTCTATAAATAATTTTGAACCAAGAGTATCGCTAAAAGAAATAGCAATACAACAAAGCAAAACAAATCCAAATAAAATAATAATAACAATAATATATGTGTATCAATTAACTCAAGTGGTAGATACTGTTTCTATTTCACTGGAAAGGACAAGATAAGTGTCATCATTTCAAAAACCTCCAACTGTTTTGGGAAAATTAGAATTTTCAGACATAAAGCAAAGTTTAATAGAATATTTAAGAAAACAAACAGTATTCAATGGTTATGAATTTGAAGGATCTGCTCTTTCTACATTAATGGATTTATTGGCATATAATTCATATTATTATGCATTTTATTCTAATATGTTGGCATCTGAATGTTTTCTTGACTCAGCACAGAGAATAGAATCGTTAATTTCTCTTACAAAACCTCTTGGTTATACAATTCCAGCAAAAACATCATCAAGAATAAACATTAGAGTAGGAAGTGTTGGTGGTACTTCTATTCCTAGATATAGTTTATTTTATGGAAAGAACGCAGATGGAATTCAATATAATTTTTATAATTTGGAAGATATTGCAATATCCGATTCACAGACAGAAGAATTTACTATTTATGAGGGGAATGAAGTAATCAATATAGATGTTGTTGATCAAATTGATTTAGAAAGACAAAAAGTTATAATAACAGATACAAATTTCGATTTAGATACACTACAAGTTGTGGTCACAAATCCAGCAACTAATATAGATGAAATTTGGTTGAGAATTGATAATGTTGGTTATGCCAGCACAATTGAACAAAAAGTATATTTTATTGAAAGATTAGATGCTGGATTTGCTATATCGTTTGGATTGGTAAATTCAGTTGGTGCTAATATAACTAGTGATGTACGATCAATCAAGGTAAGATACTTAAAATCCAGTGGTTCCAGTGCCAATGGAATTTCACTGTTTAATTCTTCTGTTGGTGGAGTTGTAGTCACTACTCCTGGTGATGTTTCCGCATATGGAAAAAATGAACCAAATAATGATTATATTAAATTTTTAGCACCAAAATGGTTTGCTGCTCAAGAAAGAGCAGTAACAGTAAATGATTACAAAGCACTGGTGCTAGAAGCAGGATACTTTGGAAGTGAAAGTGAATTCAATGTTTTTGGTGGAGAGGACTTAACTCCAAGCAGATACGGTAGAGTTTTTGTGACATCACAGAAACAAATAACTGAAGTTACAGATTTAATGAATTTCATAAAAAGTAAAAGTGTTATAACTGTTCTACCTGAATATGTAAGTTCACTACCACTTAATGTATATGTTGATTTTTCGTTTGGATACAATGATGGTCAACCAAGATCATCAAGTGTTAAACAACAAAGAATAAATGAAATAAAATCAATATTTAATGAGAGATATGGCAAAAATAAAGAATATAATTTGTTTTTTTCATCATCAGATTTTATAAATGAATTGATATCATTATATCCAGATCTTTCTATATCAGTTGATGATTTCTCTCTGTATGTTGAACAAGAAATATCTGCCAACAATACAGATTATACATTTAATTTACAAAATGCACTTGATATTGCTGATGGTTCAGTACCCCCAATAACCCTGCCATTCACAAGCATACTCACAACATCACCTGTCAGATATCATATAGATAATACCAATTCTTCATCAACAAAAAATATTCAATTGAAAACACTAACTGGAGCAAATATATCATCTTCAACATCTTATGGTACAGCAAATCTGATAAGAGGAATAGTGACAATTAAATCAAAAGTAATGTCAAATAAAGCAACATTCAATATTCCATTTAAATCTAAAACAATAAGAATAGGTTTGAATAATCTAGTTTCGTTCAATATTAAAAACATAACAGTGTATTAATATGATCCCAATAATATCAACACAATTAACTATTGAGCAACAAACCAGTAAAGTGGGATATAAGTTATCAACTTTATTTCCTGCATTGACTGAATTGAATGATATTTTTTTTGGATCATGTAATTCTAAAAAAGATATTTCACATCAAATTCCATTGTGGGTAGTATTTGAGAAAGAATCACTAGAATCCCAGGGATTGAATTCTATAACAATATTTGATTTTCTACAAAAATATTATGATTGGTTATATTGTGATACAGAATCTGGTTCTGGATATCAAATAGGACAAAAACTTTTAGATTTAATCGATATAGAAAAAACAAGAGAAGAGTATGTTAAAAGATTAGCATCAATTTATGCAAATGGTATTGAAGATTCTGCGTATTTAGATACTGGTGGGAAATTAGATATACAGAATGTTAGAAATTTTGTAAAAAACATTAGAAAGAATTTCTATCATAAAAAAAGCACAGTTGATGGAATAAGATATTTTTTCAGAACACTGTATAACATACCAGAAGAAAATGTAAAGATAGAATATCCTAAAAAGTTCCTATTAAGATTAAATGGTGGTAAATTCTATAATGAAAATTTTGTTTTTGCTGGTTCAACTGGATCATATGAAGATACAAATGCACTTAATAGTTATTTAAATTATTCAAGACTTCAAGATGGAAATTTTTATCAAGATTACTCTTATTTATTAAAAGTAGGTATACAGTCAAGTTACTATAAAGATACATATAAAACACTAGCACATCCTGCTGGATTGAAAGTTTTATTTGAGAAAACTCTGGAAGATTATGTTGGTCCTACTGATGATTATGATTCGCAATTAACATGTCAGCAAACATTTTTGAAAAATTATGCTGCATATAAATTTATCAACGATTATAGTGGAAATATTCTTGGGAGTTCTGGATCTGTTACATATTATGGGTTAGATGAATGTGCTGGTTGTACTTTTGGAATATTCTCAGCACCATCCTATGCATTTCCAAATTGGCACACAACGGAAGCATTAGGAAACGATTTCCAGAATATACAAATTAAAAATATATTTAGTTTATGTTATGATGTAATCACTGTCAGTAATCCAAATGCTGGTTTAACCTGTAGTTCATGCTAATACAGAAGACACTAAAATGAGCACAAAAATAGAAAATATTAAAAATTTTATAAATCAGATCGGTAAAGAAAATCAATTATTTTTATTTGTTGGAACCAATTCAACAGATACTAAATCTAATTCAACTAAATCTGAAATAGATTTATGGAAGGATTCTGATTTTTCTTTTAAAATCGGAAAAGATAATGTAATTGGTGTTATCCCAAATGTTAAATGGGTAAAAAGAAGAGCATATAAACCATGGTATTCTACGGAATCTAATATAGAAAATTATTATGTGTACAATCAAGATAATGGTTATGTGTATTTGTGTTTATCTGATAATGCAGAGAACAGAATAGATAAACAAGGTCAAATTGTTTCAAATTATATACCATCACACACATCTGGAGATTATTCATATGAAGATGGATATACATGGAAAGCACTTTATAGAATAACACCAAATCTAGAAAGATTTGTAACAGAGCAATGGATTCCAGTAATTAGTTTTGATAATTATGAAGATCTAGACAAATCTTCATTATACACCCAAATGCAAAATTTTTGCTATCCATTGGGAACAAAGGACATATCAAAATGCTGCCTTTATTATTCTAAAAATTATCAATATCTAGATGGAAACGGGAATACAGTTAATGCAATAAAAGGAAATTTACACACATCATTTAATTTTTTAACATGCACTGAGTGTTATAATCTATTCAAAGATCATCCAAATTTTGTTTCAGTCTTTTCATCATCTATACCTTCATCGATAACAATTAAAGATAAATATGATCTTGTCGGTGATCTTATACAAGAAAATAAAATATCGATATCCTCACCATATTATTATTTGTATAGAGCAAATGAAAATTCACCAGACGAAGGTTATATAGTTGCTGCAAAAATAGATTTATCACAGTTTAATTTAGATGATTTGAGTGTATCGAAAGACAATCCAGAATTGACTATTACTAGCAATACTGGCAGTGGTGGTAGAATTAGATTGAAAACATATAGAAGTATTTCTAATAAAATTCTAGTAAATGGAATAGAAATTATATCAAAAGGAAGTGGATATAGGGATATACAATTAACTCTAACCAGTGCTGATATGCTTGGATCTGTTTCCAATGCAACTATTGCATCATCAATTAAAATTGAATTAGATGAAATAGATGGACTTGGATTTGATCCGATGAAAGTATTAAATGTCAAACATACTATGATTGATGTGTCAATAGACAGAGCAAGTTTAACCAATTCCAATTTATCAATCCCAAATAGCATTAATTTCTATGGATTAGTACAAAATCCAAAATATGGAACATCTTTTGAATATGTTGCTGGATCATCTGAAAATAAATATGTCTCTACATTCTATAGAACCACAACTAAATTATCAGTATATGCTACATCATCAAATCCATCTCCAAACAAAACAGCATTGATAACCAAATCAAATGGAACTATTATTAGGGATCTTAAAGTTACAAAAGTAGTTCCAGCAACTGTTTTTAGTCCATCTTCAATTTCTACGATTGAGGTCAAAGGATTAGAATACAAAGATGTATCATCCATTAATGGATCAATAACTGTGGATAATACAACATTTAATATAAAAGCAGTTGAGAGTAGTCCACTATTTAATCAATATACTGGTACAGTTTTATCTTCAAATAAAACCACAGCAATAAACATAGAAGATGAAGATACTGCAATTATTCGTATAAATATGGTTAAAGGAATGTAATAATGGCACTCACCCCTATAAATACTGATTCGAATCAATTTCCTTTAAGTATAAGTCCATACTTAAGTAGAGTATCAACACACGCATCGGAATTTAAAAATTATTCAATGCTTGCGTTTAATCCAGGGTTTGCATTGCAAGCAGCAGAATTGAATGAAATCCAAGAATTATTTTTCTTAAATCAATCATTAACTCAGAGATTAAATTCTAATTGGATTATATTTAATTCTGGTCAAACAACACCATTTTATGCTCCATTTTGGGAAGGTCTTGTTCCTCTAAGTCCTACTTATTTAACAATATCATCTCCATCTGTAACAACAAATTCATTCAGTTTTACTTATACTTTATCTACTGGTTGGTATCTGTACACTGATCCAAAAAGCAAATTAAGTTTTTGGATTTGGAATGATAGGCAATTTACAGGAACAGTTTCTGGTTCCAGTACTACTTATTTTGGAATAAATGCATCAACTTCATATACAAATTGCTGCCAATCAGATACTGATTGTCTGGACACTCAAGATTCAACTTTGAGAGATGCATCTCAATCAACATATCAAGATTTCACATGTGGTTCTTCCAGATTTAAGACAATAATAAATCCAACAGATCCATTGCAGGCATTTACAGCACTTCCATCTGGTTCTAATACTTCATTTTGTCATATATTCAGAGTTGATTTATCATTGCAAAAAATAGTATTTCCAAATAATTTTGAAAAGATATAATCTAGGAGTAAGATAAAAAATGGCAATTTCATCACTGTCTTCAAATTCAACTTTTTATGACTGGTATATAAAGACCAATGATATCATAACAGAAATAAATTTAATGAATGTCTATGGTGTTACCAGCGGTGATGGAATTCTGCTGACAACTAATCCAGTTACTAAAATTGCAACTGGAGTAATTGGTGGTACATCTGGAAATATACAATCTGGATTAACTTTTAGTGGTAAAGTATCGTTTACTGGTGAAGTTGTAGTTCCAAATGTTTCATTTAAAGTCACAGGAATAACAAGTGGAACACTTGGATATAATTTTGGATCTGTAATTAGATTAGATGGTTTTGGATATACATTAGCAAAAGCAAATGATCCAGATAATTCAGAAGTATTGGGTGTCATCTCATCCATAAATCCAACTTATTCTGTAGTAACTTCACTGGGAAGAATTTCTGGAGATTTCTCAACTACTGCTGGTGGAACACTAAGTCCTGGTTGTATTTACTTTTTAGATCCATCAGATGCAGGAAAAATTACAACATCTGAACCACAAACAGTTGGTCAAGTATCAAAACCAATAATAATGGGAATATCTGGTGATTCTGGATTGGTTGTTCAGTATAGAGGAAATTATTTAAATGGTGCTGGTGCAAATTTAGGAATGTCTGGAAATAATAGAATTTATATTGTGCTTCCAGCAGCATCTGCATCTAATGGATTTACACCAGGTACTTTTGTGTCTTATCTTCCAGATGTGGGAAATTTTAATGCAGAATTTTCGACATATTTAACTAACACTAGTAGAATTATATACGATGGTTGGTTTATAAGTCAAGCATCTTCCATATCAAATAGTTCACCAATGCCATTAGAAGAAGATTTTGTTGTTGGAATGATAGAAACATCTGCTGATTATGGATTAAATAAAATATATCAAATAGTAACAAAAGGTGCATCTGAAGTATTGCCAGATGGTCTTATGGAAAATACATCTTTGACAGGATGGTGGATTTTAGGTGATGAAAATACTGTAAATCAAACGACTCCTTCATCAAATAATATTACAGAGCAACAAACATTCGAAAGATTGTATGTAGGATATAACTATAACGATTCTTCTTTTGTTGTAGATATTAAACCACAAATTAGAAGTATATCTGCTGCACAGAGATCAACCCAAATAAGTTCACCAAAAGAATTTATGGGTGCTATAGTAAATGAAACATTTAATGGAGATTTTTCTGTATGGCAGAGAACAACAGCAAAAAATTCACAATATACAACCAATACTACAAAAATGTATTTTGCAGATCAATGGGTTAGAAGAACATCTAGAACATCTTTAGTTACACAAACACTACAACGACAATCATTCAGCAAAACACAAACATCTGTCGAAGGTTCACCAGAATATTACATTGATGTAAAATGTTTAGTAGATCCATCATCATTATGGATTGATGGATATCATTCTATTGGTCATATTCTTCCAGGAATTGAAAAATTCAACAATGAAAATATAACAATTTCATTCTATGCTAAATGCACACAAATAAATTATAATATAAATGTATATTTTGCAAGATATAATGGTTCTACTCTTGTTTCAAAATATACAGTAGGAACAATAAAACCATCATCAGTAAATTGGACAAAATATACATTTAATTATACTGTTCCGACTTTAGCATCTGCATCATACAACGATGATTATGTTGAAATTGGATTTGATCTAGAACCAATGGTAAAACAAGCATTTAATGCTAGTGTTGCAACTGGAACCAATCTAGTTGCAAGTTTCTCGTCTTTGTCTGTATATAGAGGAACATATTCCAATCCAAAATTATTATTTGAAACACTAGAAACCAAGCAATTGAAATCAAAAAGATATTATGTGACAACATATAGTGACAGTCAAACACCAGGATCACAAACCTTAGCAGATGATGGTTCAATCGCAATTAATTCTACAGTTATTCAATTAAATCCATCTACACAATACAGTATACAGAAATTTCCAACTGAAATGCGTGCAGTTCCATCAGTTGCAATATATTCTCCAGATTCTGGAACACAAAATGATATATTTAATATTACGGCAAATGTAGATCTAAGACAAACATCTGGAACTATTGGATATGACAAAAAAACAAGAGTATCAAAATTAAATACACCAACTATATCTGTAAATTCCGATAAGACAGCATATAAACTTACTGTATTGAATGGTGTTGTTCCATATGACACAATAGGGTATCACATAATCGCTGATGCATCATATCCATTATAAAGAGGTAAACAATGCCAAGTTGCAATAGTAATAGTTCAAATATATTATCTGGATTAAATACATTAAATATAACACAAGGTTCTGGTGGATCTAGACTAATAGTATCAATTCCAAGAGTTGCTGGTCTGACAATTGGAAATGTAATTCGATATGATGTTGCCAGTTCTGGATATACAGCATCAAAAGCAGACACTGCAGTGAATGCAGAAGTATTCGGAATCGTTGAATCCTATATTCCAACAACAGATAAATTATCAGTAGTTTTGAATGGTTCTATATCTCTAGATTCTTCATATTTCTTGAATAGAACAGATGATCCTTCTGGTGCTGGTGGAGGAAATGATATTTACTTTCTAAGTGGGACCACTGCTGGTTTATTAGAAAACTTAGCACCACTGAATTCTACTCATGTTGTAAAACCAATATATCAAAAAGCACCACATGGAACATACACTGGTTCTGTTGTTAATTATTCTGGTTATAGAATAGGTGGAGATGTTCAGTCTATACTTGATTCAAAAAATCTGACAGGAAAAGTAGGAACAATACAATTTGCATTTGAGGATCTTCAAGCATTGAGTGGTGATGAACAATTGCTTATGCAAGAATTTTATAATGGCAGAGGAACTAATGTTCCTGCACTGTTTCAACTAGATCCAGATGTTTATAAGGATTGGAATTTAGAATTTTTAAGAGTAGATAGACCTGTTGGTATTTTAGATAATCTTATGCTACGACCAATAGACTTTCCACAATTTTTATCAAAATCTTATGATGAGAATGGTTCATTGAAATATGGACCTGGATGGAATTGGACCATTGGTTGGATTGAAAAAATAAAAATAGATGATGGAGTCCCTTTTCCAAATTTGACGACAGGAAGTGTTGTATTCCAATTCAATCACAGTAATTATTTTAATAATCCAATAGTTGATACATGTTATGGTAAAGTATGGGCATGGGATTCAGTAAATAGATTCATATGGATTTATAGACCAGCAACAAAATTATTTGATCCTGTATCTGGCAATGATTTAGGAGAAGATTATAGAATTGATTCTCCACTAATGTTTGAGAAAAATCAATCAGATTCAAGTAATGGTATTATACAAATAGGAACTGTCCCAGCAAATAATCCAAATGATTTTAGTAATTGGAGTTTAACTCCATATACAATAAAAACAACAATAAGGAATACCCAATTTGTTGCTATGATAATGACTTCATTGCAATGGAATGTCAATTTCATTAATGCTCCAGCAGAAACTGGAGTAGGATTCTTTACACTTTGGAATGAATACTCAGATCCAATAAATCCAAATCTTGCATTGGCAAATTATTTTTCAGCATATTCATTGAATCCATCAATTTATGTTAAAGTTAAAGATAAAGGATCTACTGTTTCTATACCACAAGAAGTAACAATAGCAAATCTAAATGCAGGAACCATTGATCTCACTGGAATCGGAGATTTAAAAACAGCATTAGATGATATATTGTCAAGATTAAGCAACCATGGATTATAATAAATGATATACGGAAGTAGTCCAATTGTAAATCCAAACCTGATAGGAATAACAGGTCAGACTGGAATAACAGGTCCAATAGGATACTCTGGAGCAAGAGGTCCAACAGGGAATCCTGGAAATTCTGGTTCGACAGGTCCATCATTAATTGGAATGACATTAACAATTTCATCTCCAAATTATTTGGTAAATATTTTTGATAATGATACCAGTATAAATGCATTAAGCGTTATTCGTGGATCAACTGGAAATTATTATTTGTTTGCAGATGCTGATATATTATCAAATCAATTTAATATAATCTATGGTGTTTCATACTTCTATTCAGATAATGATTCATATCCAAAAAATATAATTGCTTTCCGTGGAATCACAACAAATGATTCTAGATTGATAAAAATCAATAAAGTCGTAAATGGAGCAAATGGAGCAATTGATATAAATTATAATTTATTCAATATAACATCTTTGGAATTGGATCCTCCATATTTTAAAAATTCCATCATTTATACTCAACCAGGATTAAATCCTGGAGTAGACGAAGAATTCAAGGGATTAGAAAATACATTATATAATACAGAAACAAGTACATATATTGGTCAGATTAAAAATTATTCAGAGAGAATACAATTTATTGATGCAATATCTATTCAAATTGGAACAGATTCAACTAGAAGAATATTTTATTGGCCAATAGATTGGGAAGATGGAAATATAATAAAATTAAATCCATATGTATCAAGTGGGCAAACCGTAGTAGCGCAAATAATATATGTTAAATCACCAAATAATGAATTCACTTCAGAAGGAATGACTATTGTAATTCCAAGTGGAATTACATCATCGAATACATTTACTACATTATTTGCAACAACTGAAGATCTGGATATCGTTCCAGATATCAATAATCTAAATCAAAATATATCATGGCCATTATCTGTTCCTCCATGCATTACACAAAATATTGATATTTTAAATTTAATCTCAATTGGAAATATTTGGTATGCGGATTTTAGTCATCGTGGAATGACTTTTAAAAATTCAGAAATAGATTTAGTCGGTGATTTGTCAAAAATACCATCATTAATTAATATAACAGAAGATTTATATAATTGTGCAAATGGAAGTAATGTGTTTGGTTATTGCTGTCCATCACAGTGTGGAATAACTGGATATGAAACTATAGAAGTTTTATGCAATGGCGTTTTTTATCTTGGAATGACTGGTTCAACATGTGATAACATTTGTTTTAGAACTGGAGTTTGTTGTTTGGTGAGATCAGATCAAACTGTACAGAAATTACCAGATTTTGTTGCTGAATGCGAATGTGCATCATTTGCTCAAACAAATTCGTCAACTTATATATGGACACCAAAAGATAACAATATAGTAACTGTAAATGATGTTGATTGCAATTCTTCAATATTGGGATTAGGTGGTTGCTGCGATGGAAGAGGCATTTGCACACAAGAAACAGCACAAGATTGTCTAGCACTTGGTGGATTTTATCAAGGGTTAGGAGTAAATTGTCAATTAGCAAATGGAACATCCTTATGTCGTGGTGGAACAGGTGGATGTTGTATGCCACTATCTAACACATGCGAAAATAATTATACATTTGATAATTGTATGCAGTCAAATGGAATTTATTTTGGAGTAAATACAGTTTGCTCTGATTTTGAATGTTCTAGTACATGTTTAAATACCATACCTGGAATTCCTCCGCTCACAATTGGTTCGGAATTTGAGGGTGGAATTGTTGCTGGTATATTCAATACACAAAAATCATTATGTCTTGGAAATAAAAAATTCGGTGGCATACCATTAAATTTTGTTGCTGGATTAAATGAAAATGAAATATTAGGTAGTACAGCAATATTTAATTATCTAACAAATGGTGATGAAATAAATGCAGAATTGTATTATTCGCGATCAGATAAAATTGGATATGGATTTACTCATTCTGTAAATCATCTATGCGAAAAAGATACATGGATTCTCATTGTAGGAAAATATCCAATTAATATTATAGAATCTACAAATCCAATTGATACTATTTCTGATGATATTACAGACAATAGAGGTATTAAAACATTCACATGGAGTCATGGTGGAACTTATTTTGGTTTTGCATTGGATAATGCATATAAAATACCAGTAAATTCAGAAAATGATGATTTGATATGCCCGCAATCAGTTGAAATGTCAGAACTTGAACAACCAGAATTATATGTTAGGGACGAAGGATGGTATGCATTCAAAGATAGTTCGAATGTAGCAAATGGTATCACCTATTATGGAAATAGAGAAACTTTTAAATCTTGCTCTGACTATTTTAATAATTGCCCAATAAAAAGAGCAAGTCTAATTCCGCTTTATGCTAGAGTTGGTTCAGAAAAAATCTGGAGAAGAAATTGGGGTTTATATAATACGATCATGATGGTTGGTGCAGAGTTGTGGGCAAATAAAGATACAAATCCAGAATTAAATTTATCTCTTTATAATTTTAATTTTGGGCAGGGATTTACTTTCTCATATGACCAATGGGAAACCAGTCAACAATCAGCAGGAGAAGCAATATCTGCATACAATATATGCAAATCTGAAAGTGTATATTCACCAAAGTTGTCAAAATGGTATATTCCCAGTGTAGATGAACTTTCATTTATTGCTCATAAGATATCATCTGAAGATTTAAATGGTAAAATTCTTGCAGCAAATGGCGTTCCGATTGGAGATTCTGGAATAGGAGCAGATGGATGGGTGTGGACTTCAACTGGAACATTCAATGAAGCAAATCAGAATGAATATATTCAGACAAAAGGAATAGGATATCCAGCAACAAGCAATGATGCTCCTCAATATAATGTAAAACATGGCACAGAAGCATGGGCAATGAAATTTAATCAAACAAGCATTTCTGATATTAAAATAGGTAAGAAAAATAGATTGGATAAATATGAAGTCAGACCAGTAAGAATGATTCGTTGTGATGGTAAATATTATGACATAAATTCTACTGACAATACATTAAATAATCCAGCAAAATATTGGAATTATTGGAATATGGCAGAATTACCACTGGCAAATATGCTTTTAGGACCAGACTAACAATGAGTTCATCAAGAATATCTTATAATGCATCAGATAAAACAGGAATCAGGGGTCCAACAGGTCCAACTGGTCCAACTGGTCCAACAGGTCCAACAGGAAATCAATTTCAATATGGATTAACTGGATCCACTGGATTGGGAATAACAGGAATAACTGGAGATAATGGACTACTATCAACTGGTGTATTTTTCTATTTTAATGATATTTCTTATGGATTGCCTTCTGTTGTTGGTCCACAAGGAGCATATGATCCAACTGTAGATTCTAATAAAGTGTTTCAGATTAAAACTATAGGTGATATTGTTCCAGATTTATCAAATACAATAGCACCATCAG